TCCAATTCCTGCTTCAATCCGGTAGGCCCAATTGACAGCACCCGGAAGAAGTAGAAAGTCTCCAGAATGTCCTGCCCATCGGCGCCTGCGACAGGTTGATCCTTGAAGAAGTAATACTCATTCTTGGATACGGTATCGACCAGCGTCCAGACCTGATTCAGCCAAGCGTAAATCTGGTAATTGGCGCTCACAGCGGAGTCTGATTTATCCCACCACAGACGGATGTTCGTGTAGGGCACCCGATCCACAAACAGGAAGGTGATGTTGCCATCGCTGTCCACGGGTTCCTGCGCCACTCTGAGGTTTTTAATATGGGGCGGGGGCACGTTTAAGTCTGGAGCGATCTTCGGGCTGTACGGCGGTATGGGGCCGGTGTCAGCGTTGTATACAGGCCGCGCCAGATTGACCAGCGTAATTGTGGCAGTCAGATCGGCCCCGGGCTTGATATCGACCACAATGTAATCATCGATCACGAAGTCAACGAGGCCATACACCAGCAGGTCGCCGTTGTTGCCGGTGAAGCCTGATACGGTCACAGTGAAATCATCCACTTGGCCCAATATCTCGTAGGACTTCATCACGTTGTTGCCGTTGATTTCCTCACGCACCCGGATCGAGTAGGTGCCCGGGGCAGTCAGATCGAATGGCTCACTGGCCTGTACCTGTGTGGCGGCTGCCTGAACCACCCGGGCAGGGGTGCCACCAATCCGGGCCATGTCCTGTTGAACCTGAACATAATCGCCCCGGGTGCAAACGAGGTTTTCCAAGTCCATGTTTACGGTGAAAGTCTCCTGCCGCAAGACTGCCTGCGCCAGATAATAGCGACCATCACGCCACGCCTGAGTTGATCGGGTCACACCGAACAGGGCGATTTCCTGAAAGGTTGTGCTGTTGTTCTCATCGAACCCATCGTTGTAAACAATGACCTCTTTTTGCTGCCAATCTGCATCCGGGTCAATGAACTTCATTTTCATCGCATCGGGCACTTCAACGAATGTGCGCTCACCACGGAATCCCCAACTGTTCATCGGGGTAATTAGCTGCACGGGTATGGTGGGTTCCTTGTCGTAGATCATCCGGTAGACGCCATCCTGAACCACCAGATTGCCCCGGGCGGCGTTGGCGATTGACTTGCACAACTCCCAAACGGTCGTGTTGTAATCGATAACACAGTCACAGCGGAATTGAGTCTCGTTGGCGTTGCTTGGCTTGGTCGAACACCAGTTGCCGAACTGCCGGAATGACTCGATATCAATCTTGGACTGATCGATTGGGTTGGGGGTGGCAGTGCCGGTCAGTATGTCGTAGATAATCCAAGACGGATTGGCCGAATTGAAGTACACCCACTCATTGCCGTTCCAGATATTGAGCTTGGATGTGGCCCTCATGTTGATCGTATCGAGTACCCCATTCAACTGGTCGGTGGCCTTGATCCGTAATTCCATGACGGTGTGCGGCACATCAAACTGGAAGGGCGATTGATTGAGGATCGACCGGATGCTGGTCAAGGTGCTGATCGATGCCCCATAGAGCGAATCGTCACGATCCACGTTGGCTGTGATCCGCACCAATCGAACCTCCCACAAGTCCCGGGTGGGCATTTCAATGGTGGCCTGCACGGTGAATGGCTGAGTCGTTTCGTCAGTAACCGTAAATGTCCGGGCCGCGAAGTTTAAAACGGTGCCGTTTGAAGTGTAATCGGGCACCACGCTGAACCCACCCACGCCAGCATTCAATGAGCCGGCGACATTCTCCCCGGGAGGTTGCTCGTACTGGAAGGGCACGGTGATGAAATCAGTCGCCAAAGGGGGATCGATCGACATGATCACGCCACTCCCGGCAGGAGTGATTCCGGTGGTCTGGTATCCGTTGCCGTTGATCCAGAGGTATGCCCCGGCTGGTATCTCTTGGGGGGTGTCGATCAGCAGATCAAACTCACCGGCCTGATAGCCTATTGAGGGGGCAGGGGCGCCACTGGCATACGTTGGATCATAGTCCTCGTAAGTATCCCACTCAGCGCCAATGAAGGTGATTTCCGTGCCTTCCAGCGGATTGCCAACATCGGTCTGGTTGGTAAACAACTGAAACCCGTTGTAGGGGCTGCCCCAATTCCACCCTGAGTTCACCCGGACGTTGCGCGAGAAGTCATAATCCCCGGCGCCAAAGCGAATCCAATCCACATCACCGACCTTGCGATATTCCAGTGACAATTCGACTGATCGGGATACCTTTTTGCCCTTCTTGGTCAGATCGAACAGGCCGGTTGGGAACGTCACATCGACCTGCACGGAGTCCGCGGGGCTTGTTTGACGGATCACTTGGGCGTTGGTCTTTAATTCCACGCTGAAATTTTCGGTGGATACGTCCTTGGTGTACTTGGTCAGCGGGTCGCCATTGAGGATTCCAATGTGCAATTTGAAGCTGGCTTCCTTGTACTGGTTGATCCGGGTATCACCAATCCGAATATCGTTCACCCCAAGCTCACCGACACCCAAATCCAGAAGCATGTACAGGTATTGATCCCGATCACCGACCGTTTGAAGGTACGGCTCTGACAGGTTGGGCGGCCACAGTCGATGCGACCCGTAAACTCTCAGCACCGCGCCATAGGGCCGGGTCGAGTTGCGCTGCCCTTGGATGCTCAATGTGGGCGATTCAGTACCCCCGCCACTCAGCGAATCAAGGTTCATCGAGGGTGGTGGGAATAGCGCGTTGAGGGCCAGCGTACCGGCCACTGTGATCGCTGCGGTCGCCACTAGGGCGCTGGTAGTGCCTGCGACAAAGCCCAAGGCTCCAGCGGCGTATGGTGCGAACACTGCAATAGCGATCACGGCCACAAGTCGAAGGATATTCTTGCCACCCCCGCCATGGGCCACGGCTGCGATCAGCACATGAGCATCATCATTTGGAAAGGTTTGGTGCCACGTTTCACGGTCAATGTGCTGCCCGTTTATGAACACTTCCAAATAATCCCGCATCTCATCGGGGGTGCCTGTCTCATCGACCAGTTGCCCCACTGATTTATCGCCTTGCAGGGATAGGTACTGAGTACCCCTCTGGCTCACCACATGGGGGCGAACAACTAATTGGCCCATCGGTATATCCCCTCGATTCTTTTGGCCCATGTGGGCGCCTCGTAACGCTCACGGACTGATTCGTGCCCCGGCAGGGTGTGGATCATGTAGGTCTGGTCAATAACGACCCCGACATGCACCGGCATCCCCTTGATCCGCATCACGATCAGGTCACCGGGCTGGCGATTATCGAAGGCGATATTCTCAAAGAGATCCTTTTTCTCCATGTACGTTTTCTGCACCCCCTCCAATTCCTCAACCGAATCATATTCGCCGCTGAAATGGGGGATGTTGAGCTTGAAGAACTCGCGTAAAACGATCACGGCCAGACCCCAACAATCACAGCCTTTGAGTGTGCGGCCACGGTCGAGGTAGGGGATGCCGATCACCTGTATGGGGTTGAGTTTTTTAGCCATTAGAATAATCCCGGCGCGTTGTTTGGAGTGTATCGATCCCTTGGGAATCGCTGGTTCAATATATCATTGACGTAAAGCGTCCCGCTGATCTGTTGGGCATCATAGTGAACATCCCTCAACACCATTTCGTTTAGCACCATTTCTGCCTCACCCGGGCGGCTGGCTGGCACAAGAGTCAGGGTAATCGATGGGGGTTCCTGCATACTGCGGATTTCCCCGACAAGCTCCCGATCCACGTTGTCCATGATCAGCGCGACTGTGGGCAATTTCTCCCCATCCTCAGTATTCAGCACCACGTTGAAGGCCAGCGGCAGGTATTGGTTGCCAAAGGCGTTCACTTGCTGATTGTTGTTCACAAAATACTGCACTTCCGGTTGTTGGTTGACCGGGTTTATGTAATCCATTTGCAGCAGGAACAGGAATACCTCGCCACTCGATACGCTGTTGATTTCATTGAGGCTGGCTTGGCTAAATTGGCGGCTCATCCCAAGCTCTCCCACTTCATTGAAATCTTATAGGTCAGTCCACCCACAAGGCTCGTTGAGAATGGCGCGGAGAATCGCCAAAGACCCGGCTCCCCGGTGATCGGATCATCGAAATCAAATTCCAAAGTCCCATTGAGCAGGGTGATGTTGTAGAACTGGAGGAATATCAGATAGTCGGCATGGGGCACCCAAATCATACAGGCCATTTCGGTCATGGGCTGCGTGAATCGGCGGCGTTGTTTGACCGGCCCCGTTTCGACATTGGTGCGGATATTGGTGTCCTGTTGGGTTTGCGTAAACTCACCCCGTTGCAGGAATTGCTGTAGCTGTGGAGGCCATTGCTCTGCCATGATTATCTTCCCCTGCGGCTCAAGCCGAAGCTGTTGCCCAATGATTTATCGAGTGATCCATTGCCCAAGGCGGCGTTGACCTTTTGAGTGATCAGCACATCGATGGTCATGCCATCCTGCGAGGTCTTTACATCCACTTCATTCTCGGCGCCCTGATTGATTACGTTCACAGTGACGCCACCACCCCCGCCACTCGATGCGACACCGAGCTTGCCATCCTTGCCCCGGGATAGAGGCAAAATTGCCTCTGGCCCCGCTTCACCCATCAGTCCGGCGCCGTTGGCCATGGGGAACAATGTAGGGCTATCGACTACTCCCCCTTTTGCGAAAGGGATCACATTACCCCCGGCGAAGGCGTTACCGTCAGCATTGGCAGTCAGGCCCGGGAATGCGGCGGTGATCGCCCGGGTAATCTGCGCCTGCACGATCAGCTTGGCCAAGTCCTTGAGGATTGCCTCCACCATGTCACCGAATGCCTGCTCACCCGTAAGCGCGAACTCCACAAGGCTATCTGCCATGGCTGCGCTGGTATCGCTCACAGCGCCAGCGAGGGCTATCTGCTCGGCGGTCATTTTTTTGGTTACATCGGTGCTGGTTGTCCCGGCCTTTTTCATGGCCTCATTGGTTTCGTTCACCGACTGAATAAATCGACCCTGTTCCTCGATCTGCGCCTCAGTGAGCGGCTTGTTTCGAAGCAGGATTGCGTTGGCTTCCTCCTGCGTGATCGCCTTTTTCTCAAGCGCGGCCTGCACCTCCTTCTGGAGCGCCAGCCATTTGGCTTCCTCGGGGAACAGCTTGGCCCGGGCCTCGGCTTGAGCCAGAAGCGCGTTGGTCACGGATGTTTCGGCTGCGGCGACTGCGGCGGCCTGCTCTGCCTGCTCGGTTTTCCCGCTGGCTTCAAGCTCGGCGGCCTGCCTGCCATAGAGGGGGATCAGTTCCTTGAGGGTTTCAATCTCATTTCTGAGGCCAGCCCTTAGCTTATCTTGCTCCCTGTTCTGCTGCCTGTTGCCACGCTTGCGAGGCTCTGCCAGTGCTGCCTCGGCTACAGCCAAATCCTCGACTGCCTGTATCTGCGCCCGGGTAGCTGCCTCTGCGGTTTCGAATGCGTTGAATACAATATCGTCTTCGGTAAACAGGTTGCTGAACGCCACCCCAAGTTCGACCAATGACCCGGTGAGCTTGGTGGATATGGTGCCCCACAATACGGTCAGCTTGTCATTGAGTTGCTCGGCTTTGCGGATCGATTCTTCTTCCAGAATCAGGCCATTATCCTGCGCTGCCTTGCTGAATGCCTCAAGCCCCTCGCTACCATTGCGAAGCATGTTCACCATGGCTGCACCACGGGCGCCAAACGCATCGGCGGCGAGGCCAAACTTCTCCAGATCGGTATCGGCTGCCTTCACCCCATCGGCAAAATCTGCGAGGATTTCCTCAAGGGGCCGCATCCGGCCTTCGGTATCCCGCACCGCCACGCCCATCTTGATCAGGGTGTCGCGTAGGAGGCCGGTGCCCTTGTCTGCGTCATTGATATTTTTGGCGAATATGCCAAGCGCGGTATCGAGTTGCTGTACCTCTAACCCGGACAGTTCCGCACCCAAGCGCAACTCCTGCAGAGCATCGGTTGCAATGCCGAGCTTGGTGGCAGTCTTGCCAATCTCATCAGCGGTATCGAGGGCTTGCTTGGTGAACTTTGCGAGGGCGGTGGCGGCTGCCAGTATGGCGACTGCCCCAAGGGCGAACTTCTTACCGAGCGCCGCTATGTCTGCGCCGGTTTTCTTGCTGGCCTTGTCTGTTTTTACTAGGGATCGGTCTAGCTGATCGAGTTGGCGGCGAGCTTGATTGCTGTCCACCGTGATCTTGATTTCTGCTTCTCTGGCCACGGGCAATATGCTCCTGTAATTCTGTGAGCATCGCGGCGATCACGCTTATAAATTCACCGGCTGTGCCGATCAGATCGATCACCTGTGAATAAGCAATTATCTCCCCAATGCGGGGGCTTTCTTCTCCACTCGTCAGGGTGATGTAGTGCTGGAAGTACCACCCGATTTCCGCTGTTTGCTCTGGCCTGAAATCGAGGGGTGTGGGCCTCCCCTTAGATTGCAGTCTCAGCCAAAACTTTAATTTCTGACCGTGCTCTAATTCCCATTTGAAACTTGCGAGAACTTTTTTTTAGCATCTTCGTTGACCCGGGCCAGAAATTGATCCTGATCCATCGCATGTTTCATCACGAACTCATATGCAAAATCATCATCCTCCAAGAGCGATTGCGCGTTCTCGTTGCTGAATGGCACCTCAGCGCCATCGATGATGAACCCTTCCCATCCCACCAACACAGTGCCGGGTATCGACTCAGCGTTGATTTGACGGTAGTCAGCGGCATCTAGCTCTATCTCGCTGCGCCCTTTGCGGATTTTATCGGCTGCCACCCGGGTCTTTGCCATGTGGGCGGCTGAATGCGCCCGGGCAATTTCCAAAGTGACGCCAAAAAAGTCGTGCTTGACGGATTCGATGGGTTCAACAATTCGCATGATTTATTCCTACGCTGGTATCAGGTCAAACTGCACCATATAGTCCAGCACCGGATCGCGCAAGGCCCGGAAGGTGCCATTCTGGAACAAGAACTGATCCTTGCCCGGGATTGGTTCCTCCATAGTCTCAAACTTGCAGAACGGCATCGACATTACGATGCAATTTCCGACCGCATCCTTCAACGCAATCGACAAGCTGAAACTACCCGCCTGCTTGAACAGGTTGTAGGCCGACAAATCCTCAAAATACAACTCCACATCGCCGGTCGCATCGAGCGTGAAGCTGGCCAGATCGAAGGCGCCGAGTGTGCCAATCGCCTTGGCCCCGGTGATGTTGTTGTTGATCGTCAGATTCAAGGATTGGAACTCGGTTTGAGCAGGCAATCCACCCACTTCAATCGAGGCCACGCTGGTCACTGAGTTCATCAGCGAATAGTTAACCACCGGCACAATCGTTTCACCCGCGATAGGGGTGGTCGTGGCATCAGAGGCAAGGCCCATGATATCCATGGTGGCAGTCAAGATTTCAGCCGTATTGAAGCCAAAGGTCATTTGACTGACCTCACATCCAGTGAAGTAGAAAATCGACTCCGTGCCACCCGCCGGGGAGATGCCCTTGCGGAAGGTGAATGCCTGCGCTTCTTCGGCGCCGTTGCGGTAGCTGGCTGCCTCAAATGTGACCGGATCACCGGATGCCTGCGACACCAGACCAGTGTCAGTCACGATCAGGTCGGTTGCCGTACTCGATACGACTTCCTTGGGGCCGTTGTTGGCCGCATTGGCAAAGCCCTGAATGTTCACAAACATACCCGGCTCAAGGCTGGAGAAGTTCACCGTGCCTGCGGATGAGTAGGTTGAAGTGCCCTGTGTCACATCCACATCGCTTCCGGACAGGCTGGCAGTAACACCGGGCAGTCCTTGAAGCAGGGCGATCATCAGCGGCGACCACGCTTCGAAGGTGAGTTCAAACGGGGTTGATCCCTGAATGTTCTCATCCACAAGCACCAGATCATCGATCTGCCGGTCGTTACGAATAGCCTCAGATACGGCTGTAGCGAT